TGAAAGGATGAATGAAAATGGCAGTCAATAACAGTCTTGCAAAAACCAATACCCGGCTTGGCGTGGGCGCATATCTCACACAGGATGCGGTCAAACAGCGAATCAATCAGGTGGTCGGCGGCAAGGATGGTCAGCGTTTTATTTCCGCTGTTGTCAGCGCAGTTCAGACCAATCCCATGCTTCAGGAATGCACAAATCAGTCAATTTTGTCCGCTGCCCTTCTGGGTGAATCCCTGAAACTTTCCCCTTCCCCCCAGCTTGGACAGTATTACATGGTTCCCTTCAATGACAATAAGCGGGGAAAGGTTGCACAGTTCCAGCTTGGATATAAAGGCTATATTCAGCTTGCAATCCGTTCCGGGCAGTACAAGAAGCTGAATGTCCTTGCTATCAAGGAAGGTGAGCTTGTCAAGTTCGATGCCCTCAATGAAGAAATCGAAGTTCGCCTGATCGAAGATGAAGAACAGCGTGAACAGGCCGCAACTGTGGGCTATTACGCCATGTTTGAATATGTGAACGGCTTCCGCAAGGCTATTTATTGGAGCAAGGCCAAAATGGAAGCCCACGCCCTGAAGTATTCGCAGGGGTACGCTTCTGACAAGCGCAAAGGCACTGCATACACATTTTGGTCAAAGGACTTTGACGGGATGGCATACAAGACCATGCTTCGCCAGCTCATAAGCAAATGGGGCATTATGTCCATTGAAATGATCACCGCCATTGATTCCGATATGGCAGTCATCAACGAAGACGGCACAAAATCCTATGTTGACAATGACCCTGATGTCATCGAAGTTGCCCCCGGTGCAGAAGAACCCGTTGTTGTGATTCCTGATTCCGGCACTGAACCCAACAATGCACAAGCGGCATTGTTTAGCGATTGAGAAAGGCGGTGAAGCGGTATGACAGATTCCGGGGCAATCATGGTCACGCTGATCATCTGCATCACGATTATTGCCGTCAGCATCATTGGAAACAACAGGAAAGGATGAAAAAACCATGAGCGAAAGCAGAGAAAGCAAAAGACGCTATATTCAGCGCATGGCATTTATCCGGGCTTTTGAAGACTGGATTCGCCGTGAACCGCCCGTGATCCTGTTCTGGCGGCATATCAAGTGGAAGAAAAGCCGTCCTGTGGTTCAGGACTTTTACAAATAAACCGGGGGCGGCATTCCCGCCCCCCATCGGAAAGGATTTGATTTTATGTTTATTTCCAAAAAGAGATATGAAGCAGAACTGGAAAAGGCACGGCGTGAAGGCTTTGAAGATGCTATGAAGGAACGGTATCAGGAAGAAGCCATCAGACATATCCATCAACAATGACCGCCTTGCGGATATGATCAACAAGCCGAAAACCATTCCCGGCTTCGGGAACGAGGTGAAGCCCAATGCTTAACGGGGGCGAAAGATGAAGACATGGACACAGGCAGAAGTTGAAATTCTGACCGCCAATTACAACAGCGTTTCAAATGAAAGGCTTTGTGAATTGATCCCAGCAAAATCCCCGCTTGCGATATATAAAAAGGCATACAAGATGGGGCTTCGCAAAACTGCTGAAATAGAGTTCCTTAACAGATCGAAAGCAAAAAAAGGCGCAAAGGCATCAAACTGGAAGGGCGGGGCAAAAACCACCCGTGCGGGTTATCGGCAAATTCTTTGTCCCGAACATCCACGGGCTGACAGTTGCGGTTATGTCATGGAACACATTTTGATTTGGGAACAGGAAACGGGCGTTCCCGTTCCCCTGAATTGTTGCATTCACCATCTGAACGGCAATAAATCTGACAACCGAATCCAAAACCTTTGCATGATGCAACATACGGCGCACACGGTTTTTCATCATACGGGATCAAAGAGAAGCGCAGAAACACGAAAGAAAATATCCGAAGGGAAGAAAAAATATGCTCAATAACATTGTCATAATGGGGCGCATGGTTGCTGACCCCGTGCTTCGATATACCGCAAGTCAGATACCCGTTGCCAGCTTCACCCTTGCCGTTGACCGGGATTATTCCGGCAAAGACGGCGGCGAAAAGGAAACGGACTTCATTGATGTTGTCGCATGGCGCAGCACCGCCGATTTTGTGTCCAAGTATTTCACCAAAGGCAGAATGGCGGTTGTTTCCGGGCGGCTTCAGATTAGGAACTGGACGGATAAAGAAGATAACAAGCGGCGTTCCGCTGAAGTGGTTGCCGAAAATGTTTATTTCGGAGATTCCAAGAAGGAAGCATCCAACGGCTACGAATACACAGCCCCGGCATCCGATGGCTATTCCGCAAACGGCTTTGATATGTTGGAAGATGCTGACGGGGAATGTCCGTTCTGATAGGGGGTTGCCAATGAAAAAACTTTTGATGACGCTTGCAATTTGGTTTTTGAACAAATGTCAAACCCAGCCGATCCAGTTAAATCCCGGAAGCTGTTTGCTTCATAGGGGGAAGCTTTACCGGATTACCGCTTATTATGAAACCTTTTCGTTTAAGGGTTCAAAATTTGAAGTGACTGCAGAAGAACTTTTTTAGTAGGTGAAAACATGGCAGAACCGAAGAAGAAAAAGCGAACTAACAGCAAACAGAAGGGCGCACGATTTGAACGGACGCTTGCAGGGCTGTTCCGTGATCAGGGCTATGGAGAAGCCCGGAGAACCGCCCAATATTGCGGAAACACAGGGGATGCGTCTGATGTTGTCGGGCTTCCCGGAATCCATGTGGAAGCGAAACATCAGGAAAAAATGTGCCTGTATGACTGGATAGCACAGGCGAAGCGGGATGCGGCGGCAAACGGGAAGGGCAACCTTCCCGCCGTATTCCACAAGAAAAACAATGCGGAAATCCTTGTCACGATGACCCTTGATGATTGGTTCAATCTGTATCGTGAATGGGAAGCCGGATTTGATCTGAAAGGAAGGGAAACGGAGTGTTGAATAAAATATACAACGAAGATTGCTTCAAAACTATGGAAAGTATGCCAATAGGTCAATGCCATGTGATTTTGACAAGCCCTTTTTATAACACAAACAAAAAAGCGGGGAAAAGCCGAACACTGTCAAACACAACAGTCAAAGAAGGCCAATATGATTATGTTCGGTATGACACCCATATTGATGATATGACCGATGATGAATACTGTGATTTCACCAAAAAATTATTTTGGGAGTTTGATCGGGTTCTAAATTTGAACGGATGTGTTTTATATAACATCAATTACGGAGCGGAAAACACAGCTGGTGTTTTTAAGGCGATTAACGCCATCATTACCGAAACCAATTTTACTGTTGCTGATGTGATTTGTTGGAAGAAATCAACGGCTTTGCCGAATAGTTGTTCTCCCAATAGACTGACCCGGATCTGGGAGTTTGTTTTTGTGCTTTGCAGAAAAAACGAAATGAAATCATTCTATTGCAACAAAAAAGTAACAAGCTATCGGAAAACTGGCCAGAAAGCCTATGAAAACATCTATAACTTCATTGAAGCGAAAAACAACGATGGTGCCTGTCCATACAATAAAGCAACCTATTCTTCGGAATTGTGTGAACATCTGCTGTCTTTGTATTGCCCACCCGATGGTGTTGTATATGATCCATTCATGGGCAGTGGAACAACCGCTGTTGCTTGCAAGAAAATGGGGTTGTCTTATATAGGATCAGAAATTTCAAAAAATCAGTGTCAATGGGCAGAAAAGCGCATTGAATCAGTGGGGGCGTGAAGCTGAATGATCAAGAATGATCTGAAAACAATCAAGGCACTTGTGAAATCCATTCTGGAAACAGACAAGCGTTGCCGGAATAGTGATAGTTTCCTATATTTGAAGGTTCTGACCGAAGTCGGAAAGCAGAAAGGCATTGACATTGAAAATATGTCCATCCCCTATTTCCTTTTGAACCTTCACGGGGCGGGTCTTCCCGGCTTTGAAACGGTCAGAAGAACCCGTCAGAAACTTCAGGCAACCTTCCCCTATCTTGCCGCCTGTGAAACCGTGGAAGGCTTCAGAATGGAGAATGAAGCGGCTGTCAGGCAATATGCACAGGGGGAAATCCGATGAAGAAGAAAAAGAAAGTCAACCCCCGGAACAGGCCAGCAACACAGGCCGATGTGAACAAGGCAAAGCGGGACGCACAGGATGAAGCCCTGAAGCTGGCATGGTCAATTCTGTTCACTGTCCTTCGTGATAAAGAAGGATATGAAGTCGAAGACCTGAAGCGTGTCTGGGA